GGTAAGCGTCTCGCAGGGGGTTTTTGAGAGGGGTATTTGATTTCGAAATGTCCCTCGGGATTTGACACGGGCCTTCTGGAGTGTTGGACGAGGGGACGGAGCTGTTCGGGGAGGTGCTGCAGGCGAAGGGGCCGCGGTATGCGAAACCGTTGCGACTTTATGCGGAGCTGATCTGGCCGGGTAAGGATCCGGAGAGCGGGGTGCGGACTTTGAAGCGTTGGGTGAAGAAGGGGAAGGCCTCGGGCGATGCTCCTCCCTTCGATGACCTCGTCGGGATCGCGACCTGGTATGAGCGCCACCACCGATATGCGGTGGCTCCGGAGGAGTTGCGCCGCTTCGAGGTGCAGGTCGTCGAGAAAGACGAGGAGCAAGATGTGCCGGCGACGGAGATGCCGGTGATGACTCTCAACCTCGACGGCGACTTCACGGCCGACGAGGGTCTGCGGCAATGTCGTGCGCTGGTCCAAGCGACCTACCACCAGATGGAGACTGCGCTGCAGCAGCGACAGACGAAGGTCTATCAATCGCTGCGGCGGGAGTGGCAAAGCCTGATCAATACCCAGCGGCAGTGGGAGAAGGACATCCTGAAGATCCAGGAGGGGAAGGGCGAGGTGCTGCGCACGCGGGTGATCAACTCGGAGCTGGTGCGCATCTTCACGGCTTCGGCTCAGTCGTTTTTCAACGCGACGCTGAAGACGCTTCAAGACCATGCGCCACACCTGCCTGGCGACGAGCAAAGGCGGATCGCGCTTGAGAAGCGCGATGAAGTGTTCACCCACCTCCGCGGGACGCGGTTCGATTCAGCATGGATCCCGGGGAACAATTGAGGGGCGCTCCACCGGAGCGGGACTTCCTCGTCGATCTGGCGGCGGACTGTTTCCAGCCGACGCCGACGGAGCCAGGGTGGAAGTGGGCGGCCGAGAATGTGTGGCTCGACGAGAAGCAATCGGCGACGCCGGGCTTCTACGATCCCGAGGTGACTCCCTGGGCAAAGGAGTGGCACCTGATGCCGCTCCAGCCGGAGACGCGCGAGGTGATCATTATGAAGAGCAGCCGATCGGGTGCGTCGGAGGCGTGGCTGAATGTGCTGCGATGGATGCCGCTGCACTGGCCGGGGAATGCGCTCTTCGCAATCAACTCGAAAGAGAAAGCGAAGGAGGTCTCGCGGAAGCGGATCCTGCCGACCTTGACGAGGACGGCCGGCGCGCAACTGCCCGACGGTCGTGACGACATCGCGACCCACCTGATCTCGCTGCGGAACATGGACATCGTGGTAAGCGGATCCGGATCGGCGGGGCCGTTCATGGAGGCATGGTATCGGCTGATCATCCTCGACGAGCTGGAGAACCACCTGCAGGATCAGGAGACGACGACCTACGACCGCGCCCGCTCGAGGCAGGCGACGGTGCCGGATGGGAAGCTCGTGGCGATGAGCAAGCCCGAACTGGCGGGCAGCATCATCGACAGCAACTACATCCGCGGATCCCAGGAGAAGTGGCTAGTGCCCTGCCCGCGCTGTGATCGGAGGATTGAGCTGATGACCTCCTTCCTCGTCTTCTCGCACTGCAAAGACCTGGCGGCCGGATGGGATCTTTCGCGGGTGCTGACGGAGACCTATTACCAGTGCCAGCTCTGCGGCGGTCGGATCGAAGAACGGGAGAAGCGGGCGATGGTGAATGCGGGCGAGTGGGTGCCGACACCGGCGGCCGATCGACGAAAGCCGCCGAGCGGGAACATCGTCGCTCGAGAGCCGGGGGTCCGGTCGTTTCACATCTCGGATCTCTACTCGCTTTTTCCGGCTGTCTCGTGGGGCTTCCTCGCGAAGGAGTATCTGACCGCCTACGTGATCGAGCCCAACGAATCACGGCAGAAATACTTTAGGACGAATCACGAGGGCATCCCCTGGGAGCCGAAAGAGCAAAGCCTCGACGAGGACTCGGTGCTGGCCCTGCGAGCTGGCGTGGTCGAGGAGCGAGGCGACCGGAAGGTCGTGGTCGGCGATCCTTTCGAGCTGGCCTACGTCGATCACGAGTTTCGTGTGCCGCTGCCATTCCGGCCGCGGCTACTGACCTTCGCCGCGGACAAACAGGCGGACTGTCTCAAGTATTGCGTGATCGCCTGGCGCGGCGACGGACAAGCGCACGTGATCGACATCGGCCGGCTCCGCGACGAGGAGCACCTCCTCGAGATGCGGACTCGGCCCTATTATATCGAAGGATTCGACGAGCCGGCCTACATCTTTTCCGGCCTCGTCGATGCGGGCAACTGGACCATGGACGTCTACCGTCTCTGCCTCCAGGCGCAAGACCTCGGCTGGGAGCTGCACCCTTCGCGAGGATCCGGATGGAATTCAAACTTTCAGGGCAAGACGATCAACTACCGCCTCGACTACTGCGACCAGCGGCCGATCTACGTGCGAGAGTTCCTTGATCACCGGATCAAGAGCGACCTCTATCTGGGGAAGATCGCGAAGCGCAGCGACCCCCGGCTGTGGCTGCCGCGCAATGTGACGCCAGAATTCTGTGCGGAGCTGCGAGCCGAGCGACTCGTGCTGCAAATGGTGAATGGCCGCCCGGTGCAGAAGTGGATCCACGACAAGGGGAAGAATGGGGCGAATGACTGGGGTGATGCGCTGAAGCAGCACTACGTGATCTACCAGGAGATCTCGGCGGACCTGTCCGTGCTGCCTGATCTGCCGGAGGTGACGGAGGTGGCAGTGGCTCCGGCCAATTGACAGCACCGCCGGAACGATGGCGGCAGTCGATCAATGAATGAGCTGGCACTTTTCGCAGGCGCTGGTGGCGGAATACTCGGAGGGAGGCTGCTCGGATGGCGGACGGTGTGCGCAGTCGAGCGAGAGCCTGCTGCCCAGCGGATGCTACTCGCCCGGCAAGACGACGGATGCCTGGAGCCCTTCCCGATCTGGGACGATGTCTGCACCTTCGACGGAAAGCCCTGGCGTGGAGTGGTGGATATCGTTACTGGAGGCTTCCCGTGTCAGGACATCTCTGCTGCTGGAAAAGGCGAAGGCATCACTGGAGAGCGCAGCGGACTCTGGAAAGAAATGGCGCGCATCATTTGCGAAGTGGGACCACGATTCGTGCTCGTGGAAAACTCACCAGTTCTCACTTCTCGGGGGCTTGGAGTCGTTCTCGGAGACTTGGCCGCGATGGGGTATGATGCGCGATGGGGCGTGCTGGGAGCAGTCCATGCCGGCGCCCCTCACAAGCGGGAACGTATTTGGATCGTGGCCAACGCCAACGGTTCAAGCTGCAAGGATCAGCGAATGCTCAACAGAGGTCTTGATCAGAGAATATCATCGATCAATGAATCGGAACGGCGCAGCGTCTTGCCTTGCGTCAGCAATAGCAGGGCAGATGTGGCCAACGCCAAGATGCCAAATGACAAGGCCTGTGTCAGTCCGCAGCGGCTTGAAGAAGGGCCACAAGTGCAACTTAGAGGAAGTTGTAGCAGTCCGGATGTGGCCGACGCCAATGGTGAGCGAAGGTCGGCAGGGATACCAAAACAGGAACAACGGAAAGAAGGGATCACAGGAAAGTCTGACGACAGTGATTCAGGGTGGCCCAGCGAATCAAGTTGGTGGCTCACTGAACCCGACGTGGGTCGAGTGGCTCATGGGGTGGCCGCTCGGGTGGACCGACTGCGCGCACTCGGGAATGGACAAGTTCCAGCAGTGGCTGCGCTCGCATGGAAGACGCTGAAGCCCTGACCAGTGGCTCCGGCCAATTGACAGCACCGCCGGAACGATGGCGGCAGTCGATCAACAGACCCTTGTTGCAGCGTTCCTTCGACAGGCACGCCTTCAACCCGTGCCGGCGGCGACGTGGATGGGATGCATCCATGCGGACGCCTTCGCGGCAGTGGCAGCCGGGGACACGTTCGTGACCTCGACCTCGATGGAGGGCGTCTCGTCGACGCTGATGCGCGACATCCCCGCCCGCGAACTGCTGGCCATCGCCGAGAATTGCCTGCAGGTGCTGGACGCTGAAGCCGCCGACGAGAAGGCCGACGGCGCGAACCGATACGCTGATTTCCACGACCGCCGCTCCGTGTGGGGCTGAATCTCATGTCCCGCCGATCCCGCCGAAATTCCCATTTTCTCTCTCCGTCGCCACGTGGTGACGGACACCTCGTCGCACCCGACCTGACGCCCTCCGCCTCGGTGGGCTCGTTCCCAGGTGCCGAGCTGTCGAGAGATCGCGGATACGTTTATTTCCCCACGCTCGACACTGAGCGCGAGGTCGACTCGTGGAGCCGCACTGAATTGATGAAGCGCACCAGGGCGATGTATAACGGCATCGGCTTCGTCCGCGGCCTGATCAACGGGATCGCCCGGATGGTCTGCGGCACCGGTCTGGCCGTGCAGCCTACGACCAGCTCGGCGGCATGGAATCGACGAGCGCAGGCAGTGTTCGAGGCGCGCACCGGATCGAGGCAGACTTTCCACCTCGCTCGGAAATATTCCTTTACCTCCTCGCAGCGGGCGGTGGTGCGAGGATGGCTGAAAGACGGTGACCTGCTGAATGTCTTCGCGCGCACCGAGAGCGGTGCCCTGCGCGTCGCACTCTATGAGGGCAACCAAATCGCGAGTGGCACCGTCGACTCGAAAGGCTGGGTCGATGGCGTCTACATGGACCGGCACCGCGGGGCGACTGCCTACCGCATCCTCCACAATCGACTCGACGCCGCGGACGGACGGACGGATGTGGACGCCATGCACTGCACGCTCGTGACCGACTACGAGCGGATCGGCCAGGCGCGAGGGGTGAGCTGCCTCTATCACGCAGTCGGCCGGCTGCTCGACCGCGGCGAGATCCTCGCGGCGACGACGAAGGGCATCAAGCTGGCGGCCCATCTCGGCTACGCGATCGAGACGCAGGCGGGATCGCCCGGGCCACAGACCGGGACGATGGCACCGCGGCGGCCACTGACTTCGGTGCAGCTACCGAATGGCAAACGACTCACCCTCGAGCAGCTCGTCGAGAGCGGCCAGATCGAGGAGCTGCAACCTGGTCAATCGCTGAAGATCCTCCACGATCAACGCCCTCACCCCAACGTGGCGAACCACCTCGACTCGCTGATCCGCGACGTCTCGGTGGGCACGGGCTTTTTCCCGGAGACGTTGTGGAACGCCACCGGACTCGGAGGGGCGAACACCCGATTCGTGATGGCCTCGGCCCAGAGCCGGATCGAGGAGCTGCAGGAGATCCTCGTCGAGACCTACTGTGCGCCTGTCTACCTGGCGCACCTTGCCGATGCGATCGCGATGGGCGAGCTGGACTTCCACCCCGAGTGGATGGCCCACACCTGGCTCACGCCGATGCGATTGACGGTGGACTTCGGCCGCGATGGCAAGCTGCACATCGAGCAGTATAAACAGGGCCACATCACCCTGCGCACCCTCTACGGTTACCGTGGAGAAGACTGGCGGATCGAGACCGACGACTACCTCGACGAGCGGGCCTACATGAAGGAGGGAGCCGCGAAGCGTGGCCTGACGATGCAGGAGGCCTATCCGCAATTCTTCGGACCGAACGCTGCCGCCCCGGTGACCGACATGGAGGATCCCGACAATGATCCCAACAACGAGCCGGACGAGGATCCGGACGACGAGCCTCTGCCATGAAATACCCTCTTCTCTACCACTCCGTGTATTGCGAGCCGCTCTGCGTCGATCGTGATGTCTTCCGCTCGATCCATGCGACCCTGTGGCCTCGGATCACGATGGGGCAGGGGATGGATCTCGGCGAGGCGCAGGCCGCGGAAAAGCCCGGGAAGAATCCCTACAACGGCCGGCGCATGACGAAGGCCCGGCCGATGATCGACGACAAGACCGGTCAGGTGATGGATGGTCGATTCTACTCCACCGTCGAGGGCCGACCTGAGATCGCGGTGATACCGGTCTACGGTATCCTGGCGAAGAATGCCTCCTTCATCGAGGAGGCCTGCCAAGGCGTGACCGACATCAACGCGATCGCCCACGCTGTCGCCCAGGCGGCAGCGGCGAAAGAGGTGAAGACCTTGATCCTCGACCTCGCCACCCCGGGCGGTCAGGTGACAGGGATCCCCGAACTCGGTGCTCTGATCCGAAGTGTGACGCAGATGCGAGGCAAGACGGTCTACGCATTCACCGACGAGCGGTGCTGCTCGGCGGGCTACTGGATCGGATCGCAGGCGGACGAATTCTACGCGACGCCCTCCTCGACCGTGGGATCAATCGGCACCTATCTCGCATGGCTCGATGAGTCGGTGAAGATGCAGCTCGAAGGGGTACGCCTCGAATTTTTCGGAGCCGGAAAACACAAGGGCATGGGCCTGCCGGGCCGCCCTCTGAATCAGGAAGATCGTGCCCTACTCCAGACGAAGGTCGAGGAGATCAATGGATGGTTCACCTCGGCCGTGTCGATGGCCCGCCGGAAAGTGAGCAACGAGACCATGCAGGGGCAGACCTTCGGTGGAGCCGAGGCGGTCGCACGACATCTCGCCGATGGGATCGTGGGGGGCTGGGAAGAGTTCCTCTCGTTGGTGTGACCGGAGGGGAAGAGATGATCCGACGTATCGAAGTGAAAGACCTGCCGCTGCTGGCGGCGATGGCTGCCGAGCAGAGCCACTTCGGCCCGGTGAAAAAGCCGGTCGGAGGTCGGCTGAATCCCTGCGCCGTCGTGCCTGGGGAGAAAAAGAAATCGAAGCCGCGCCACGACAAAAAGCGGCGGCCAGCCTTTGCGGTGCAGCCGGTGCTCTCGCGCCGGCAGCGGGAGATGAAGCGTCCGTGGGAGCGCATCATGCTTGCCTACGTGCGAGGCGAGATCCAGCCAGGTCAGAAAATCACCATCGCGCAGCTGCGTGATCTTTTTATGATCCACCACGGAGAGGAGCTGCAGATCGATCTGGCTTTCGTGCGCGCACCCTTTCGGCTGGTGCGAGTCGGCCTCGGACCTTTCGAGGTGAGAGCGGCGTGAATTGACACCCCGGTGGGGTGCATGACCACGAATCTCTTTTCTGCACCGACCTCTCTCCGTGAAGAGGATCCCGGACATCCCGATGCCGGGGGTGAAATCAAAGCCGACGAAGTGAAGCTGACGATCGGGCAACGCCTGACTGCAGCCATTCAATCCCGCAGCTCGATGCTCGCCACGATCGCTGAGCGCGACGAGACGGTGGCCGAGCAGACTGCTCTAGTCGAGCGCATCACTGGCGAACTCGCCTCGGCGCAGGCCGCCCTCGACGAAGCGACCGCGAAGATCACCGCGATGGAAAATGAAGCGGCTGAATTTGGCAAAGCCCTCGAGGCCGCCGAAGCCGAAGCCGCTGAGCTGAAGGCCAAGGAAAGCACCGTCGAGAAAAAGGCCCAGGAGAAAGTGGCGCAGATCGGATTCTCCGCTGCGCAGTTGCCGGCCTCTGAAGAAGTCGACCACGCCTCCATCGACGAGCTGCGCGCGCGCGTCGCACAGACCTCTGATCCTGCTGAGAAACACCGCCTCGTCGCCCAGATCCGCACGATGCGCGACGCCTGATTTGACTCCCGGGCAACCGAATCACCCACCTGACAATCCCACCAGAAAACGACCATGCCGACTCTTATCGTTGAAGAAATCCTCGCCGACGTCCTTGATGCCTTCAAGGTTCGTGTGCCCGCGCTGAATCGCATGGGCCGTGACTTCCGCACCTCGGGCCTCAAGCTCGGGCAGACCTACACCGCCCACATCGCCGGAGTGCCCACCGTGGGCGACTACGACGAGGCCAACGGCGGCTACCAAGCGAGCCCGCAGAATGCGCGCGACCTCCTCACCGACGTGCCGATCACGGTCGACAAGCACAAGAAGGTCTCGCTGAAATGGCGTCACCTCAACAGCATCGCCGACAAGAAGCAGGAGTATCAGAAGGTGATCGCCAATGCCGGCTACGCCATGGCCAAGGCCGTCGTCGCTGACATCGTCGGAAAGGTCAGCCGCCGCACGCTGACGAACCAGTCGATCTACTCTGTCGCGAATAGCGACTACGATGCCGTGAACGCGATCCGCGACGCGATGAACATCGCCGGTGCCTCTGATCTCGGCCGCGTCGGCATGGTGAACACCAACGTCGCCAGCTCGCTCCACCTCGACGAGCGCGTCCTCTCCGCCGATTTCCGCGGCGACATGCAAGGGGGTCAATCCCTCCGTGTCTTCCAGAACATCGCCGGATTCCAGGAGGTCTTCGAATGGCCCGAGCTTCCGACCAACAACGGCACCGCCACCGCGATCACCGGAACGGCCTCGACCGACGTGATCAACTTGGTCGCTCACTCGTTCCAGAACGGCGACCGCGTCTACTTCCCCTCCCTCACTGGCGGAGCGGGTCTCACTGCCGGCACCACGGACTACTTTGTCCGCGATGTGGCGACCGACACCTTCAAGGTCTCGGCCACCGCTGGTGGTGCCGCCGTCGACATCACCACCAACTACACCGCCGGCACTGTGCAGTTGGTCGAGAACCTCACCGGCGTCTTCTTCGAGCCCTCCGCCCTGGCGGTGCTCGCAGGGATCCCCGAGGATTTCGAGACCGTCGTCGGCGAAGGCTTCGGTGCGCCGAAGCTCAGCGAGACCTACACCTGGACCGACCCCGCCACCGGCCTCACCCTCGCCGCTGTTGCAGAAGGTCAGACCGGGACGCTCAACAGCTTCCTGCACATGACGCTGGTCTGGGGCTCGGCCGTCGGCCGCCAGCTCTCCACCAACGCCGCCGGCGCGCTCACCGACAAGGGTGGCCACCGCCTCATCTCGGCCTGACCGAGAACCCCCACCGCACTGACCCATGAGTCCTCGACTGCACCTTGTCATCGGTTACGACGCGCTGAACGCGACCGCCTCCCCCACCGTGGTTTACTGCGGGCGGGATGGCGACGAGGCGCGCGTCGCGATGGAGCCCGACCCACGATTCGCGATCAAGCGATGGGTCCGGAACCCCAAGGGAATCCGAAAGGTGAACGACGCCTGGGTCGCTGCGCACACGCCAGCTGAAATCGTTTCCGCCCCCATTGAGCCCACCGCCATCACCGGATCCGGAGAGAGTGATCTCTCCGGTGAAGGTGAGGCCGGGGAGCTGCCGCTGGCCGAGCCGGGAGCGATGAGCCCGAAGAAAGGGAAGTGAGCGATGGCCCGCTCCGTCGCTGCCGCCCTCGACGCTGCTCGCACGGCGAGCCTCGCGGCGATCGTGCAGCGACATCCTGCCTCAGTCGAGATCGACGGGCAGACCCCGATCGCCGGCGCGACGATGGGCACGGAGGGATACGGCTTTGACCAGGCCGGGCACCCTGAGATCAACCAGCTCGCCTCGGTCGTGATCCCGAAGCTTGAATTCACGGGCGAGCCCCTGCGTGGCAAGACGCTGACGATCGACGGCAGGGGATTCCTGATCGAGTCGGTCGGAGGCCACACCCACCTCGATCAGCACTGGCTGCTGCGATGCCGCCGCTCACCCGGATCCGACGACGAATGATCACCGAGATCGAGGAAGCGGTGGCAGCCTACCTGGCCGCCGCCATGGATGCGGATGAGACGCTGACCGCAGGCACGTGGACCGTGAAGGCGGCGACCTCGGTGACGGCTGCGCCGAAGGCAAAGACCCTCGTGGTGGTCGCGGCGTCGAGTGTGCCGCAAAGTTTTCCCCAGCTGCTCGAGGCGATGATCCACGTCCACGTGATGACTCCGGCTGAGCCGGTCGCGGTGGCCGAGCTGGCGAGCCTCTTCGAGCAGGCGGTGGCCCGGGCTTTTTCCACGATCGACAGTGCGACGGTGGAGGCTGACATCGGCGAAGAAATCGCCGACCGACTCACGGGATGGGATGGAGCCGGGATCTACGTGACTGGATGGCAATCCGGTCGGGAGACGGCAAACTTCGCTCCGCACTTCGAGGTGAAGGTCGGCCTCGTTCGCTCTGAAAATTGACACCCCAACACCACCATGTCCGCGCACCTGAACATCACCTCCACTATTGCGACCACCTACGGCATCACCTTGGCCACCGGAGCAGTGGCAGACGATTGCCAGAAGACTTCCACGGTCGAGGTGAACGAGGTGCTCTCGACGGCGGCTGCAGAAGTGATCCATGCGGATCCGATCAACATGGCCATGGTCGAGGCGACGGTGTCGGGCGAAGGCCCGCACAGCCTGGCACTGACGGCTGGAACCATCGCGACGCCCTCGACGCTCACGAAACTTTCGGTCGAGCTGACTGAGGCACCCAACTCGCGCGTGCAGTTTTCCTGCCGGGCGAGTGGGGCGATCGCTTTCTCGGACGATCCGGCGACCCCGGCCGAAGTCGGGGCAGAGCCGGTGATCGCCGACCTGACGGTGACGTCGGTGACCTACGCGATCGTCGAGAGCGTGCGACGCAGCTCGACGCTCGAGGACAAGGTGCTGGTCGGCACGGACGGAGCCCCGGCTGCCAGGGCGACGCACACGCCTCGCCGCACCTTCGCGATCGCGGGCCGCGGCGACAAGCCTGCTGGCCTGTCTCTCGGCAGTGGCGGCGTGGACTTCGTCGGTGCCACGACTGGCAAGGTCGTGGTCTCGAGCCTGATGGAAGGCGAGAAGCGCGGCGACTGGAACCGCTGGTCGGCCGACGGTCAGCACTACATCGACGTCTGAGATGCTCGGGCACGCCGGCATCGTGACGCTCGCCTACGAGGAGCCTCTGGGCGATCGACTACCGCGACGACTCGCAGAGATCGCGGCAGTGCACTGGGTCGGATTCCGTCTCGTGCCGCCGCCGGAATGCGCGATCGAGAATCTCATCGTCGGGAAAAAGCGCCTGCCGGAATTCAAAGACGCGAAGCGTGGCGAGCTGACGAGGATCCTGCGCCTGCACTTCCTGGCGCGTCGGGTGACCTTCGCCGATGAAAGTCTCCGCCTCAGTGAATGGGTGGAGAAGTGGCGCGGTGACGACATCCTGCGGCATTTTGTGACAGGGTGCCCGGCTTTCGAGAAGTGGATGGCTGCCCTCGCGAAACGATTCGAGGACGAGCCCCTGGTGGCGATGGCCGAGGAAGGCCGGCGGGCGTGCTTCGGAAAGATCGGCGGCGACGCGGCGATGCTGCGCGCGTTTCACGGGATGATGGAGAAGTGACGCATGAGAGATTTCCAACAAGTTTTGACCCTGCCCTTTGCGTGGTTCCCACCAGACACGCTGCTCTTCGAGCAGCCGATGCGGAGCCTTTCGCTGTGCTCGCACCAGGCGGTGAAGGTGATGGGGCTGAAGGTGCTCGATCCCCTGGCGACCTGGGAGGATCCACTGGATGAGATGCGCGAGGTGCTGGCCTACGTGTGGCTGCACTCTGCGCCGATCGATGAGATCAGCCGCGCCCTCTGGGATGGCCGGTGGCGCGATCAGATGATCTACCGCGAGACGAGCGCAGCGGCGACGATCGCCCTGCTCGGGGAGTGGCGCGCCTTTCGCGAGCGGGTGATGGCACTGCTGGCCTCGACCGAGATCCGGATCCGAGAAAAGCCTGCGCGCACCGGCGCAGCACCCGACGACACGCCGCCAGATGTGATCTCGCCGACGCTCCTGGCGCTGCAGATCGCGGTGACCTGCGAGGTGCTGGGCGAGCCGCGGGAGCGGGCCTGCTGGCACGTGCCGATCTGGGAGGCGTGGCAGGCGTATCACGTCGACCGCCGGCGCGAGGGACGATGGACGGTGCCGGGCCGGGATCGACGGGTGCCAGAGGAGACCTTCGAGGATTTCAACGTGGCGGCCTTGACTCCCGACGACGAAGATGAGTGACGGCATCACAATCGACAGCGAGGCCTTTTCCCGAGATGTGGGGCGCTTCGCGCTTTTGTCAGGCCGATCCTTCGCCGACGAACTGAAGAATCAGGCGAAGGGGGTGATGCGCGAGGTGCTGAAGGTGACCCCGCCCTTCAACCAAAACAACACGTCGATCTCATCGGCCAAAGGGTCAGGGCTCGGAGCGATGCGCCGAGATCTAGCAGGGGGAGGCCGCAGTCGTGGCAATCGCCGCGCCGGCGTCTTCGTCGTATTGCCAGACAGCATGATCGACTCGGCGCTAGACACGGGGATCTACCAGTCGGAGAACGTGCGGCTATTCGTGCGGAAGGATGGATCGGTCTACGGCACAGAGAAGCAATACTTCAAGCCGAACGCTTCGATGCAGGAACTGCGGGACCACCACCAACGGTATTTCAAAAACGGCAAGATGACGACGGCAGGGAGCTACGAGCGGAATATCGGCCGCTGGAAATTCCTCGATCAGATGGTGATCCGACGCTCGACTTTTGAGCGGTATCTCAAAACGCTCGAGCCCCGCGTGGGCTTCCTCGGTGGCGGATTCAAATCCGCGGCAAAGGGTTTAGGTGTGTCGATCCCCCTGTTCATGCGGCGACACAGTGCGCCGGGTGGCTTGGCGATGAATCTGACCGGCGACGATCTGAGCATCGTGATCAGGAACGACGTGCGCTACGCAGGCACGACCCGCGATCTGGCGCGTCGCTTCCAATGGGCGGTGATGGTGCAGCAGAACAAGATGGAGCGACAAGTGCCGCACCTGCTCCGCCGCCACCAACGCATCGTGAACTGACACTCTAAGTTTTTCCAACATGGCCATCCAAGCAGAACTCCGTCTCGGGATCAGGGACTTCAAGGCGAACCTCGACCGCGCGACTGCCGAGGTCCGGAAGTCGGCCGGGAACATGAAGCGGGAGACGGGCGGAATCGGCACGGCTCTGGCGGGAGAATTCAAGGGGCTGGTGCCGGCGATGGGTCTCGGAGCCATCGGCGCAGGGATCAAGGCTGCGCTGAACCGCGCCGACGAGCTGGCCGATCTGAAGATCGCCCTGGGCGAGACGGCGGAGACGCTGCAGCGTGTCGACTTTGCGGCCCAGCAGGCAGCGGGGGTCGGCGTGGAAGATCTCGCGAAGTCGGTGATCCGCCTCGAAAAAGGGCTCGGCGATGTCGAAAATAAAAAGGCAGCGGAGGCACTGGCGAACTTTGGACTATCGGCAGGAGAACTGGCAGCCATGCCTCTCGACGAAAAGCTGATCGCGCTGAGCCAGGCCTTCCAAGAAGCGAGGGCGACCGGCACCGGCGTCGCAGATATCATGGCCCTGCTCGGGAAAAGCGGCGCAGATCTGCTGCCGCTCCTCGGACAAAGCGAAGAGGCTCTGCGCGAAATGTTCGAGAATGCCCCGGTGGCTGCCGAAGAGCTGATCGATTCGATGGCGATCCTGAACGATCAATTCGACGCGATGCTGGCCAAGGCGAAGACCACGGGCATCGGGATCGTCGGAGCCTGGGGAGAAGTCGGAAAATTCCTCGGAGACGTTTTCTCTTTTGGCAGCGTCGAGGAAGCCCTGCTCGCCTTCGACGATCGCCAGATCGCCTCGGCGCGCGCGGTGCAGGCCGAGCGGGAAAACCGCGACGCACAAGCCGAAGCGATCGCAGCCGCCAAAGCCGAAGCCGACGCAAAGAAAAAAGTCGAGGACGAGGCGAAGGCGAAAGAGAGCGCGGGCGAGGACATCGGCCGCATCAAGGAACAGCTCGAGAAGGACAGCATCGACATCCTGCCTGACGATCAGAAGATCGCAGCCCTTGAGGCGAAGCTGAAAGAGAAGCTCGGCAGCACGGTCGGCATGTTCAGCCTGAAATATGACACCTCGGTTGAGGGGCTCGAGGCACTGGCGAAATCCCGCGAAGCGAATGGGGCGCTCCCGGCCGAAGGGCAGAACTCAGCGAAGGAGGCCTATGAGTGGCTCGTCGCCGCGAAGGAGCTTGAAGAAGAGATCGCCAACATCAAGGCGAAGGTCGCCCAGGACGAAGAGGCTGAGCGTGAGAAAGCGCAGAAGGCAGCCGAGAAGCGGGCAGAAGAGCTGGAGGATGCACGCAAGAAAGCCGAGGAGGGTGGCTTCGCCCTGATGACGCCGGAGCAGCAGGCGGCGAAGCTACGGAAGGATCTGGAGGAAGCTCTCGGCATGGAGGTGAAAAGCTCGGCCGACATCGATGCCGGGCTGAACAAGGCCCGCGGCCGAGTCGAGGCAGCGAGAGCGGCCGGTGACACCGAGGCGGAGAAGGCGGCTCTGGATGCGCTGAACGAAAGCCAGGGGGCGGCGAAGGAATTCATGGACGCAGCGGCGGGCCTGGCACCTGAAGCCCCGAGCGGCGGCGTGGGATCGCTCGCGGGGCTGGTGAACCAGATGATGGGAAGGGATCCCCAGGCGATGCAGCTGGAAGAGGCGCAACGCGGCAACAAGATCGCCGAGGAGCAGAAGAAGAATCTCGACAAGATCCTGACAAAGATGGATGGCGTGCCCGACGTGCGATTCGGGAATGGTTTTTAAGCATGAGAATCGGAATCGGAAAACGATCAGAAACGGGTCTGCGCTTTGACGTGGACATCCCGGGCCTCGCGCCCTTTGCCATCGACCTCGAGAAGAATCCGCAGCAGGCGGAGCGTGGCCCCGACTGGGTCGCTCTCTACCGAGGAGAGCGATGCGGAGCACTGTGGAAGCGGGTGCCGAAAGCCGGCGGCGAGGCCTATCTCTCCGGCAACCTCGAAGGCCCGGCATTCCCCGACGGGCGGCTGGAGATCGCGGTGTTCACCGCGAAGCGCGAGGGATCGCAGAAGGACATGGTGTGGCGACCGCGGCAGGAGAAAGCCGGGGCAGGTGATCAACCTGCCAGAAGGGAATCGCCATCGGTGCAGCCACCGGCGAGCCGGGGCAGTGAGGAAGATGACGAGATCCCTTTTTAATCGGCGGAGGCTTTGACACGACGGCGGCCTTCGATGGCGGTCATCGTTGAAAAGGAAAGCTTCGACATCGGGAAAGACGGCCGGATCTCTCTGAAGATCCAGTGGCTGGCAGACTCGCGGGCAGAAGCCCTGAGAGACATCCCGACGGTGATGGACACGCTGGTGCGCACCTCGCTCAGTGCCTCGCCATGGATCTCAGAAAACGATGGGCGCTACCTCGCCAATGCGGTCTACGAAGGTCTCGTCGATGAATCGCAAGCGACCGATGCAGAACAGTATGAGCTGAGCTCGGAATATCGAGAAGCGAAGATCGAGACCTTTCCAGATCGCGAGATCTTGAGAAATGAATATGGCGCGATCGAGGAGGACGGGAGGCTGGTCTTCCCGCCGACGATCAAGAAGCCGAAGGGCGGTGGATCGGGGCTCGGTAATAGCAAGTCGGCAGAAGTGCCGAATCCGTTTTTCAACCTGACGACCTACCCGGTCGAATACGCGGTGGCGAGCTGGACGATCCTCCGGAAGCGGGTGCCGGCCTCCTTGGAGAAGGCAGCAGGCACGGTGGTGGGTAGCATCCCTCCCGGCTTCGACTACAACGGGAATGCGACGAGCTGGCTGGTGCGACCGCTGCGGCGGCGGAAGGTCGGGAACATGTGGGAGATCAATGTGCAGTATCAGCAGGTGAATGAATTCTCGGATGTGGAGGCTCTGCTGATCTTGCTGCAGAAATCAAAGAAAAACAGAAAGCAGGGACTGCAGACCGGAACGCTGACGACGGGATCTCTCTGACGATGAAACAATTCCCCGCCATCACGGGAAGGAATGCGCTGCCGACGCTGCAGGCTTTCATCGATTTCGTGAAGAACGACCAGGTGACGATCATCGGTGGACCCGTGCGTGAGGTGCGCACAGAGCAGGGGCGGGCGATCATCTTCGAGCCGGATGCGAAGCGATTCATCGGAGCTTTCCGCGTCTCGACGGCAGGGCCGAAGAGTTTCCGAATCGGCGAGGGCGCGGTGAACGGAGAGGTGCCGATCCTCGACGGCCGAGATCTGACCGGGTATCTGCCAGACGGTGAGCCTTCCCCTGAAGGGCGGCCGCTGCTGACGGTGGAAGAGGAGCCCAAGTCTCGCCGATCGTGGATCTGCCTGCAGGTGGCCGAGCTGCCAGAGGAGAAGAAAGGAGGTGCTGGCACGGAGAATCGATTGGCCTCGCTCGGCGTACTGAGTGGAGCGCAGCTGTCTGGAAAGGATCCCTACCTGACGGTGGTGCATCGCACGGAGCTGCCGACGGATGTGCCCTACGGCCTCGACGAGGAAGGGCGAGGCCTGCGGCCGATCGCGCAACTGACCTGGAACGAAGACCGGACCCGGGTCGACCGGGTGCGACAGATCCTGCACTTCGACCAAGAGTATCGGGCACCGAAGGGGGAAGACCCGCGGCCTGAATGGCGCGCAGCAGGATGAAGCCCCCGCAGAAAGTGTGGATCGACGAGAAAGGATGGAATGCCTTCGTCGCGGATTATTTCCGGAGCCGGATCCGGTCGGTGCAGGTGCTGGACCCGACCGACTGGCGGCATCCCTGGCAGACGGACCTGACGTGGGACTATGAAGGAGAGCGGTGGACTGCAAAGATCACACCGGGCTTTTGTCTGAGTGGCACGGGCGCGGATCCCCAGGTGATCGTGCCGGGCACGCTGGCGACGGATGAGACGCTGATGCGCCTGGAGATCGAACGGGCGACGGAGCGCACGGTGGAGGCCTACCTCTCGGAGGAGCCGCGCGTGGCTCTGCCTGCGATCAAGTGGCGCGCGATCGGGACGGATGCGGTGGTGGTGTCAGGATCGGCCGGCGAGCCGGTGCCGCAGCGTTTCATCGATCGTGGAGTGGTGAGTCCGATCGAGCTGGACACGACGGGGGAGAACGGTGCGGTGATCCGTCTGTCGGGATTGGCCGAAGATCGGCGTGAGGCGAGACTGCTGCGGGCCTGTGATCTGGTGCTGACGCACGACCGGGTGCGGTCGGTGGTCTCACCCTCTCTCGCCCCCGGTGTGCTCGAGGTGCAGTTTTCCCAGGTGAATGAGATCTCGCGGAAGGGACCGTGGGTGGAAGTGCAGGAAAAGTTCGTGCGGCCGGGTGAGGGCATCCTCGATCTGGTGCTCGGGGCAGCGGCGGACTCGGGGCGCGACGAGCTGCACCTGGCGACGTTTTATCTGCTGAGCCCGGCAGGGGCGGAATCTGGCTCAGCCCCCGACGAGACCTGGGAGCCGAGCGTGATCTATCACCAACGGTGGAACCTGCAGTATCGGGCGACCCACGAGGACACGATCGTGGAGCCGACGCGGATCTCGATCGCGGTGCCGCAGCTCGGTTTCGGTGCGCTCGGGGCACGGGCGCAGCCGATCGTGGATGAGATCAATGCGAAGACGGCGGAGCTGGAAGCGGCTCTGCGACGGGTCGAGAACATCGGCCGCTTTTCGCTGGCGTGATTGACACGCGGAGCCCTCCGTGAACGTCCGCCTCTACGCCAACCTGTCGACCCTCACCCTCACGGAGCGGCTGGAGGGCGGAGGATTCCAGCCTCCGGTGATCCCGGCCTACTCGCACATCCAGATGCGACTGCGTCTGGTGGAGACGATCAACTCGGCCCCGACGCTGGACAAGCGGGCTCTGCACGCGCTGACCGCCCGGATCGGGTGGCCCGATCGGGCACCGGTCTCTGGCAGCTACCAGCTCGAGATCACCTACTCGGGCAGCACGGTGACGACGGCGGACATCGCCTACAATGCAACCGCGGCGCAGATCACCAGCGCGATCAACACGGCCCTAAGCACGACGATCGCGGCCCTGAATCCCTGCACGGTGACGGAGTATCTGGGGCTCTATCGGATCGTCTTCGCAGACAAGGATGCGATGCCGCAGATCGAGTGCGTCGAGAATGCGCTCTGGCCGACGAGCTTTGTCGATGTCGACGAGATCGACTTTGACGAGGGCAAGGCCTACGTGCTGCAACTGCGGCAGGCTCCGGTGGCGGAGGTCTCGAGCTTTTCCAATCAAGTGCCGGGTTCGCCGGTGGTGACGCAGCTGCAAGCGGGATCGGAGGTCGACGGCGTGGCGATCAATGAAATCCAAAAGCTGGCGATCCAGCCGGCTTTCGAAGGGGGATCCTTCGTGCTGGTGCGCGACGGCAAAAAGACGCGACCGATCGCGGTGCCGGCAGCGGTCGAGGATATCCGCGAGGCGGTGGTGACGCTGGCCGATGACGGTGGATCCTTCCTCGTGACGGAGGTGAATGACGGGGTCTACCTCGAATTCCAAGGAGCGATGGGGGGCATCGATCAGGATCTGCTGACGGTGGAGGTCTTCGAGTCGCCAGGGGCAGACATCTTTTTCACGATCAACACGGCGACCGATTCGATGCGGACGCTGATGCGCTCGGTGGACTCGGCCGGGCAGGTGCGGGTGCCGCTGAATATCCGCCTGGAGATCACGGATGCGCTGGTGCCTGGTGGCACCCAGACGGTGACGATCTCGCAGGATCTCGTCTTCATCCGACCGGTCTCGACCGGGGAGCACAATGTGGCAGCGTCGCTGAACTGGAACCAGCCACTCTCTCGGGCAGACTACCTGTCGCACTCGACGGACTCTCTGCTGGTCGGCAATCGCGCGATCACAAAGGTGATCGGCGACGGGACGGCGACGACCTTCACGATCAATCACAACCTACTGGAGAACTCGCAGACGATCACGGCGAGCAGCTCGACCGACATCCTGACGGCGGCCTCGCATGGATTCGTGAATGGCGATCCGGTGAATTTTGCAAACGCGGGCGGGGCTCTCCCTGGCGGGCTCTCGGCGGACGTGACCTACTGGGTGATCGCGGCGACGAGCGGCACCTTCAAGGTGGCGGCTACACCGGGAGGCACGGCGATCAATCTGACGACCAACGGTACGGGAACGAACTCGGTGGTGCTGGCGGATGGCACAGTGGCAGACGCGGTGATGGTGCAGGTCTGGAAGAACACCGGCAGCAAAGAGCTGGTGTCGCCGAGCGACTACACAGTGACACGGCCGAGCAACAACTCGGTGGTGGTGTCTGGCTTCGCGTCGACTCCGACGGCGGGGCAATATCAGGTGAACGTGATGACGGTCGGCCGACCGGCGACCTACCAGGCGCACACGCATCCCATCGCCGAGATCACGGGTCTGCAAGCGATCCTCGATGCTCAGAGCGCGGCGATCGCGGCGCTGCAGGCAGCCTCGGGAAATCTCGGGGCGATCAACAATGCGGGCCTTACCCGCGGCACGCTGACGCGCGGCCTCGGCACCTACTGGTCGATGCCTGGGGTGGCGACAATGCCGGAGACGCCAGCGACTCTGCTGGGCTGGGATCCCTATGTGCTGGATCAGCCGATGGCACCTCGCCGCCTCCTCGGGGCAGTGCATCTCGCGGCGGCCTCGGTGGAGAGTCTACCCTCGCCTCTGCCGGCGGCATCCTCGACCTATGTGGGGCGGGTCTTCACGACGGCCTCGGCGCGCACAGACTTCCCTGGGGGCGGTCTGCTGGCAGGCGATCACGCAGCCTGCGATGGGCGGGTGTGGTATCGGGTGGCGCGGAATGGGTCCGAAACGACCTGGTATCCGCAGGCCTACGAGATCGAGCTTTTCCGCTTTGCGATCACGGACGACGATCTGGTGGCCAGCTCGGTGCTGGATCTGGCCTTTGGCCTCGAGGCGGCTCTCTTTACCTCGCCGCTCCGCCCGCGGACACGGCGATCGGGAATGCGCTGGAGCCTGCGCATCCAGCACGGGGTGCCTACCTCGGACTCGACCCCAGCGGTGACGGGATCCAATCTGGACACCTACTTCAGCGCACCGACGGACATGCTGGTCTACTCGCTCTATCTCTCGGAGAAGCCGTGGAACGGCCGATTCGGGGTGCAGATCACGAGACCGTCTGCGGGGGCGATCACGGCAGTGGGCACGAAGAATTTCAAAAGTGCCGCGGCGCTATCCGCACCGGCCTCGGCGAATTTCGCGATCCGCGCGATCCTGACGCGGGGCGATGTCGAGGACACGCCGGCGGATCCGCGCGGGCTCATCGCGGTGCGCGGCTTCGACGTCGGTGCTGACGGTCAGCCCGACGACACTCTCGGACGATACACCATCGCCTCCTAATCCATGGCCATCCCTGCAATCAGTTCCGCCAATCCCGTCTACGAGCAAATCGCCTCGGGCGTCGCTTACTCGCGGACGATCACGGCAACCAACACGCCGACGTCCTACTCTGCCTCGGGCCTACCGGCGGGGCTCTCGATGAATACCTCGACCGGGGCGATCACGGGATCGCCCTCGGCGACGTCGGCGACAGCCTACACGGCGAGCGTGACGGCAAGTAATGGCGACGGCACGAGCACGGCGCAGAGCTGGCTGATCGTGGTGCTGCCCTCGGTGGTCGGGGTGGCGGCGAATGGTTTCAAGATCCCGGTGAATCTGGATCTGGCGACCCGGAAGATCTCGCTGCCCGGAGTCGGATCGCCGCAGCCGGCGCAACGCCCACCTGGAGCAGGGGATGCCTCGGCACCACTCGGGTGCTGGATCGAGGGAGAGAGATTCACTCTCTCGCTCGGCGCGCAGATGGCCGGGGTGCTGCAGGCGGTCGGGATGAATCGGATCAAGGTGCTCTGGAGACCGACTGGCTCGGACGCAACGATCGAGCTGCACGAGGACGAGTCGGCCGTGACGGCCACAGGAAGCGGCACCACGGCCCGCTACGAGGTGCCGGTCTACATCGATCCGGCGAAGGTGCGGGGTGCCCTCGGCGATGGCGAGAACCCATCGGGAGAGCGGGTGACGGGCTACCTGCAAATCGTGAGCGCCTCCTCGCTCGATGCATCAGACTTTTCCTACAGCAACACGCAGACGATCGCGAGCCTGACGGCCAGCGACACGGAAGCGAAGACGTTCACCGTGCCGCTCGACTCGACGTCTGCGACGGCTCTGGCTTATCAGGTTTTACTGACGCTCAACAATCTCCCAGGGGCACCCTCTGTGACGCGGAACCTGACGGTCTCCTATGGGGGCGGCACGTATACCATCGCGACGAACACCGGCTCCACGAGTGACACGGGGTCGGAGGTGGGCGTGGGGCTCTTCACTCCGACTCTGACGGCGACGTCCGTCAGTGCCACTTCGACTGGACTGCAGATCGTGGGCACGGTGACGACCACGGTAAACCCTCACACCGGAAAACGCATGGACCTCGCTGCGACTTACGGGACGAACAATGATCTTTTTGAAATCACGGGTGGCACGGATCCAGGCTCTGGGATCATCGGGGGCGAAGTGTCGGGAGTGACGGGCACGCTGATCTTGGCCTTTTCGGGATCGGGCGGTGCCATCGGCAGCATCACGATCGAGAATGGCGACACGACAGGGGATCTCCTGGCGAAGATCGAGGCGGAGATCAGCGAGACGATGGTGGCGGTCCTTTTCCCGAACACGACGACGATTCGACTGATCTTCGGTGCGGCCACCGCTGTCACAAGTCACGATTTTGGGAGCGAGATTGCGATGGGCGCGCCTGATGCTTGGCCGGAGTCCGGCTATGCGCCAGAGGCACTGACCATCACCACCAGCTCGATCACCTGCCAAGTGCTCGGGGTGGAGATGCCGGAGCTTTTCCAGCGGATCTCGAGCCAGATTGCCCAGCACGACATCGAAATGACTTACGCCGTTTAACGCATGAGCTGCTCCACTCCCCTGCCGACCCTGACGCTGACCGCCGGTCAGATCTGGGACATGCCCATCACCTTCACGACCGCGGCTGGTGCTGCGCTCGACCTCACGGGCGCGACGGTCTACCTCGTGGCGAAGGCTTCGCTCTCGGACGAGGACGGGGATGCGATCCTCGACATCACGCAAACGACGCACGAAGACGCGGCCGAAGGGAAGACGACGCTGCTGATCGATCTCTCGGATCTCGAGGAGGTCTATTTCTCTGCCGGCGGTCGATTGACGGCCTCGCTCTGGGTGGAGGATTCCGACGATCACCGGATCCCCTACGGCCTCATCACCCTCGAGATCGAGCCATCCGCGAAGTGGAAACCCGCTGCACCCTGACCTATGCCTGCCAGCATCCAGATCCTCAACGGAAAAGCCCGCCTCGTGATCCCGAGCCGAGGAGGCATCGCTGCCATCGGCGGATCACAGGTGCCAGGCGCGTTTGGCGAAGACGGCGAAGACGGGCGCGAGGTGCAGCTGCAGAAGAGCGCGACTCACATCCAGTGGCGCTACGAAGGCGAGGCTGCCTGGACGAACCTGGTGGCATTGTCGGAGCTGGAGGGTTCAGACGGACCACAAGGAGGACAGGGCGTTCCCGGTCCCGCTGGTGCAGAGGCGACTCCCATTACTAGCATTTCGGACGACGGGAATGGAAATCTGACGATCAGCACATATAACTCAAGCTACGGGCCATTTGCACTGAAAGGACCGACAGGTGCAGCGGGTTCAGACGGACCACAAGGACCGCAGGGCAGCGACGGGGCACAGGGACCAGCAGGTGCAGAGGCAACTCCGATTACCAGCATCTCGGACGACGGGAATGGAAATCTTACGATCTCCACGCAGAACTCAAGCTACGGGCCATTTGCACTGAAAGGACCGACAGGTGCAGCGGGTTCAGACGGACCACAAGGACCGCAGGGCAGCGACGGGGCACAGGGACCACAGGGTGATCCAGGGCAGGATGCCCTCTGGAATTTCACCGGAGCCTACAGCGGTGGAGCACCTTATGCTGTCGGCGATGTCGCGACCTACAACGGCGAGACATTTTACCGGACAAATTCAAACGGGGGAAACGTAGGCGACACGCCTGGCGAAAATGCTTTCTGGACGACGGTCGCGGCAAAAGGTGCGGATGGTGCGGATGGTGCGGATGGTGCGGATGGTGTGGATGGTGTGGGAGGAGAGGTGGCGTCAGTTACCATTAGCGGCACTGGCAACATAACAGATTCCACTGGCGCTCTTTTCGATCTTAGCGGCATGTCGTTTACGATTGCTCCTTACGAAAAAGTCACGGCTATCTTTAGAGGCTTTTGGGCCTCTAACGGTAGCGGTTACGGGTTTAAATATTCTTTTAGTGGACCGGCGTCTCCAAGTATTGTGCAGATTGGCGACATCATATTTACAGGTGCGGCAGCATCTAGGACAGAATCCGGTGCGACTGCATTCGGCACTGTTGTTACTCAGACGGCTGCCTCGACCATTAACACGCCCCTGCCAATTATGATTCAAATTTACGTAGTGGCTGGAGCTATCGGCGGTCCGGTTCAACTACGGATGTGCGGTGAATCTGTTCAGATAGCCACGTTCACACTTTATCGTGGGTTCACGATGCAAGTTCTTAGAATTCCATGATAGCAACAACTCACGACATCTTGTCTATCGCGTGGCCCGACCGTGGAGGCTGGCGCGTCTACGGAGACGAAATCACCGCCGGAGACGGTGGACCCGTCCCCACCTTGGAGGAGATCGAGTCGCATCGTGCCGCTGCCGAGGCGGCCCTGGCAATCGCGGCAGCTCAACGCCTCGCACGATCCACCGCAAGAGCGGCACTTGCCGAACAGTGGACGACTCTGCCGGCGTGGATTCGCGGACCCTTTGGGGCGACCTACACCGCGGCAGTGGCACTGCTCGACCAGGCGGATGATGCCGCGGCGGCTGCCCTGATCGAATACGCAGAGCCACCCAGTGGATACAGTCTGGAGCAGGTGCAGGCGTTCAACCTGATCCGCGCGGAGCTGCTCGCCTCGATCGAGGCGCTGCCGTCTCTTTGACAACTCGGTGGAGGCATGAACTCCAATGTCTCCGCCCCCGCTCTCATCGGTCTGCTCGTGCGCCACGGCCTCGGCCTCGCCGCCGGTGCCCTCATCAGCAACGGCTCGGTGTCCTCTGACCAGCTGAACACAACCGCAGGAGCCGTGACGGCGATCGTGGTGGTGGCCTGGTCGATCTTCCAAAAGCGGCGCGCGGCGAAAGGGCTCTGAACCTATGGACACGGCCCGCGCCCTCGCCTCAATCGAAAGTGCTCTCGCCTCGATGACCGCGGCGAAGGCTGCGCTGGCGAGCCCGCCGGTGAAGCATCCAGACTTCGAGCCGCCGGCGTCGATCCTGCCGCAGCCGCTGCCGACCTACCGGCTGCCGAAGGAGAACAACGGCGAGATGTCTGCGGCCTACGGTCTGCCGACGTCGTCGGATGTCTCGCTCGGATGGTTTTCCTTTCCGCATCCTGAGACGCGCCTTTACTCGCGCGATGGCTCAAAGCTCCGCAGCTATGTGGGCGACAGTCGCCTCGATCACCGCACCCACAAGCTGCTCGCGGATCGACTGACCAATGCCCTCGCCGAGATCCACGAAAGGCTCGGCCGGATCCAGTTCGAAAAGGAAGGCTGGCACGTCTATGGGGGATCGCACAACTACCGACCGAAGGTGGGTGGATCGACTCTGTCGACGCACGCCTGGGCCGCGGCGGTGGATATGAATCCGGCCGAGAATACCTTCGCGCAACGGACGACGACTTTCTCGGACGAGGCCATCGACATCATGGAGCGATGGGGCTGGCTGAGCGGTGGCCGCGCCTGGGGCAAGGACTGGATGCACTTCCAGGCGGTGATCCCGAACGTCTCCTCGGGATCCTACTACGCCACACACGGTCTCCCGAAAAACATCGCACAAGCATGACCACCGATCCTGTCGCCTCGGCTCACATCGTGGAAAAACTTCTCAACCTCGGCGGCACGGCGGGGGTCCTGTATGTGGCGATCTACTTTTTGGTGCGGACGCTGAAGGGTCAATACGAGGGGCGGATCACGGCCCTCGAAGTGCGGAGCGACAAGTGCGAGGACGACCGCCGGGCGATGCACCAAGAGATCCGGCAGATCCAAGACCAGCGGGTGAAGGCGATGGAGATCCTGCTGCGGCACACAGGTGTGTCGAGCGAAAGTGCAGAGTAGCTGTCACCACGTGGCGACGAAGACATGGCTGAGCAATTCGACATCAAAATCCTGAGCTCAGAAACGGCGGAAAGCCGTCTCCTGGCGTATGTCGCAAAGCTGCCCGATGGCAAGGCGGTGCCGCTGATCGAGGCAGCGCAGGAGATGGGAATCAGCTACTCTCCGGCGCTGCTCAGCGCGAAAAAGGCTGGGATCTGTTTCAATGCGTTTTTGCCTGGGCTGGCCGGCAGTGCCCGCGCCCTGATCGCAAACCCCAAAACGGTAAAAGCATGGCAAGACGCTCAGAAAAAACTGCCACGGTAGATGTCGCCGACCTGACCCTCGGGGAATTCGAAGGCGAGAGCCGCGAATGGTCTGAGACGGAGAAGGGGGCGACGGTGTCGGGCAAGGTGCGGCGAGAGATCACTTCGCTGGAAGAGCTGGTGGACTTTTTCCGGATCGACCTCGAGGTCTGGGAGGTGGAGCGGTGGGTGGCGAACCAATGGCAGCAGGCCAGCGTCGATCGAGTGAAGGGCGGGATCACCCTGACGCCGCTCTACCAGGTGAAAGCCTGGCTCAGAAAGCGCCGCGCAGCGATCGCGGCCCGCGATGAAATCGCCGAGACGCTCGAGGAAGCGAGGCGGGCGATGCGGGCGGATCCGTGGAAGCTCTCAGCTCCACCGAGGAAGTCTCGGACAGGCCCGGGGAATCTGCTGGTGCCGGCGATCATGGATCCCCACTTCGGCAAGCTGTGCTGGGGTCGCGAGACAGGGTGGGAGGACTACGATGTGGAGATCGCGCGCGGCTGCATGAAGGCAGCGATCACGGATCTGATCGAGCAGGCCTCGGCGATGCCCTACCGGATCGAGCAGATCCTGCTGCCGATCGGGAACGACTTTTTTCACGTGGACAACTCGTCGAATCTGACGACAGGGGGAACGCCGCAGGACGTCGATGGACGTCGCCAGCGGAGCTACCGAGCGGGTCGCGAGGCGGTGATGGAAATGATCGCCGCACTGGTGCAAGTGGCTCCTGTTCAGGTGGCTATCGTGCCCGGGAACCACGACGAGGAAACCATGTTCGCCTTGGGGGATGCGCTCGAGCTGGTGTTCGAAAAGAGTAAGCATGTGCAAATAGACAACTCGCCGCGATTGACGAAATATTTCGAGTATCACCAAGTGCTCCTCGGGCTGAATCACGGCCGTGACATCAAGCCCGCGCGGCTCGGTGGCGTGATGGCCTCAGAGATGCGCGAGGCTTGGGGCCGCACCCGCTGGCGTGAATGGCTAATCGGCCACTGGCATGTTAAGGGAGAGGCCGTGCTCGCACCCGTCAGCGAGGAGCAGGGCGTGCGCGTGCGCACGATCCCGAGTCTGACGCCGCCCGACGCCTGGCACACCCGGAAAGGATACGTCGGCAACGTGCGCGCGGCGGAGGCTCTGGTCTATCACCCCGAGGCAGGGTATCGGGCACAGTTTTCGCACGTGCCGAGATGAGCCGATTCGAGGACACCTTCAGGAAAGCGCAACGGGTGATGGGGCTGCATCATTACCACGTCGATTTCGAGGCGTTGGACATGGGCACGGAAGTGGCAGACATCGCTCCAGATCCGGTGCGATGCTTTGCACACTGTCGCTACCATCCCGAGGCGCTCGAGAAGTCGGGGCGCACCGACACCGTCGCGGTGCATGAGGCCTGCCACCTGCTGCTCGCCGATCTGGTGCACGCCTGCAGCCAGGGCGAGCGGATCGCAGCGATCGAGGAGGAACGCACGGTGATGCGATTGGAAGGCGTGGTGCTGCGGGCGCTGCGGGCGCTGATCAGCAATGCCGCCTCATTTCACGCCGGCGAGAACGGGCGTCTTTGCGATTGACCCTTTTGGATGGCCCAATCGGTGAGGCGCATCTGGTGTCGCACCGAGGCAGGGTATCGGGCACAGTTTTCGCACGTGCCGAGATGAGGGTGCGTCATTTGACGCCTGTAAAAACGTGGCGCACTGTGACGGATGAGCATGTATTACCTGCATCGGGCTGGCGCGACGTCTGGGCCTTTCGCACCTGGTAGGATCGCGCAGATGATCGACGCGGGCGAGATCGGCGACGAGACTCTGGCGTGCGCCCATGGCACCGAGGAGTGGATCCCTGCGCACCTGGTAGCGGAGTGGCCAGAGCGGGCGAAGCGGAGTCCGGTGAAGGAGTTTCCCAAAGTGCCTCAGCGTCCCTTCCATGTGATCGCGGGCATCACAATCCTTGCCGGAGTCGGCTTGATGTTTTCACCGATCGGCTGGATCGGCCTGATCATTCTCCTGATCGGGATGGCTCTGAATCGCCGCCACTTTCACTGCGGGAACTGTGGGAACCGAGTCGACAAGATCAGCGCGCTCTGCCTCGGGTGCCGGGTGCCGTTGTTGCCCTGGCGACTGCAGGACTCTGTCCGAGAGTCTCGCGTCGCCCTGATCCTGCTCGGGATCGCGCTGGCGATCGCGATGATGGCATGGGTCGCGTTGCGATTTTTGTGACCTAGGTCACAAAAAAGGGGCGCAATCGCTGGCGCCCTTTCTCGAGAGGTGATGGCGGGCGCGCTACTGAAGCAGGATCACACCACAAGATTTTTTTCGACGCTGTATCGTCGGGTGCGACGTTCCTCCGTGCGAATAGACTGCGGGGGTGGAGTGGAGGCTCCGCCGTGCCCAGCGAGATCATTCCCATCCTGATCGCGGGCCGCGGCGTCATCAAGTGCCGCTAGTGCCCATTCATCGAGGATCTGGCCTGCGGCCAATGCCGCGTGCCCCCAGTCTCGCCATTGCTTGCGGCTGGGTTCAAGGACAACCCGGTTTGGAAGTTCGGCGATCCCCTGCTTCTCAAGGTATTCGTGCATTCTCAAGCGCACCCACTCATCGCGCGAAGCCGGGATGCCGCTCGTCGATCGCCAGTTGTAAATCGTCTGCTGTGAGACCCCAAAATGGGTCGCTGCAGTCTCGAGATTGACCCCCGAGTCATCCATCCATTTAGCAAATTCTTTCCCGTTCATGGAAGTAATTTTACCGCAGGATTAAATAATTTCAAGAATCTATTTGACGAACTTTACTAAAACGGTAAAACTTTCCCGGAAAAGTAAACCAACCATGACAATCGACTTCGATCTCGACCAGCTCACTCCGCGTGCCCAGAAGCTCTTGCTCATGAAGAGCAACGAATGGCGTTGCACGCCGAGCGAGGCTTTCGCCCGCATCCTCGACCAGCTCGCCGCGAAGGCTAGGATCACCGCCGACGAGCCCACTGAAGCGACTGCATGAACCACGAATCTCTCATGGGAATGGTCTTCGGCGTCATCCTCGGGCTCTCTGCCGGCGTGCTCAGCGGCTGGCTTTTCTGCGCTGATCAAGATCGGAAGGAGGCGGCCCTCGAGGCCGAGCTGGAGATGGTCGTCGGTGATCTGAACGCGCTCCGCGTCATGCAGGAGTGGGATCGATTCGAGGAGGGCCGGAACTGATGAAGGCAATGGCACCTCACGATCACGAACGCCGGCTGGTGCAGATCCTCGTCTTTCTCTGGCTGGCTGCGGCCGCGGCAGGAGTGGTCTACTCGATCCTACGATGACGGCACTGCACGCACCTGCCCCGAGGCCATCGATCGCGATGGAGCTGGACTCGATCGACTGGGTCATCGGCCGGCTCACGACTCTGCTGATCGCCTACCCGACGCGGCGACGAGATCTCCTCGGCCGCATCGATGGGGCGCTTGACGAGCGACTCCGGCTGATGCGTCTGCGCGATGGCAACCCTTTTCCTACTCACGGCCTGAACTGAATATGATTATCGAAACGAACCGCATCCCGGCGGAATTTTCCGGGAGCACACTGAAAGCCCTCTGTCACCTCGCCGAGGTGGGGGAGGCACGGATCGGCGACCTGGCAAAGGCCGCCCGCGTCTCGACGGCAGCATCGACAGGCCTCGTCGATCGCGCAGAAAAGCGAGGCCTCGTGGAGCGCATCGCATCAGCAGAGGATCGCCGCAGCATCGTGATCCGCCTGACGCAGCTCGGCCTCGACCGAGTGGAGGCGATGAAGCCCGAAGAGGAGGTCGCAGCATGAGCCAGGTGATCCTCTGCGATGTGTGCGGAGCCCGCCTCGGGATCCTGAAGACCCGCCTCGTGATCGAGAGCCCGGAGCATCCCCACAACAGGGAGCCGATCAGCAAACACGGCGAGGCGATTGATGTCTGTCTGCCGTGCCTGATCGCGGTGCCTGACCTCAAGACTGAATTCAATCTCGAAGAACTCCAGCACGTCGTCAGGAGGCGACGAGTTACCCTGGATAAATAACCAACACACAAACATGGCAATCTACAACGTAGTGAAACACGCGATCGAGACCGATGCAGGTGAAGGCCTCGCCGATCTCTCTAAACTGGTGACGATCCCCGAGGCGTGGGACATCGCTGATTCCTGGACCGAGCACACCAGCGAACGACGCCGGCTGCGCGAGGCGGTCCGCATCGCCGAGGCATCCCTGATCGAAGAGCGCGCGCAGCGTGAGCTGATAGAGATCGATCTCGGTCGCACGGAAGAGCTGCTGGAGGAGGCCGAGGTCAAGATCTCGCGTCTTGAGGTCGAGCTGATGAATCTTAAAGCGGAGGCATTTGTATGAGCGAACTCATTTTTGAATGCGACGGCAAGGAAGTCGCCGCGAAGCTGAAGTATCTCACGGGATCGATCTCACGGTCATCCACGATGCCGGTCCTTTCCTGCATCGCCCTCGAGGTGATCGACGGCCGTCTCACGGCCAGAGCCACGGATCTGGATGTGGCCAGCCACGTGACCCTGCCGGTGACCTTGGAAAAAGGGGCGTCGGGCTCGGGAGCATGTGCTGCGGCAGACCTGCTGGTCGGGCTCCTCTCGCGGACAAGCGGGAGTGCGAAAGTCTCTCTGGATGGCGATGAACTGACGGTGGTCTCTGGAGGTCGGCGGGGCATGATGCGGACGCTGCCTCTCAGTGAATTCCCAGCGATCCGCGAAGAGGCTGGCGAGTGGACACCGATGAGTGGTGCGGTGCTCGCCGGCCTCCTCCGTGGGCTCGCTTTCTGCGTCTCTGACGACAGCACGAGGATGGTCCTCAATGGCATCTACCTCTCGGCCGACGGCTCTGCGGTCGCCTGCGATGGGAAGCGTCTCGCCATCAAGCGATACTCGGTGGCACCTCCAGAGTGCCTCCAGGGCATCATCATCCCGACGAAAGCGATGGGGCCGATCGCTGACTTGCTCGATCGGCACGAGACCGTGAAGGTCTCGGGAGACAATTCCGGGGTCGCATTCCATGCCGACGGTGAGGGCTTTTTCACGAAGCGGATCGAGGGGAACTTTCCCGACTACAATCGGGTGATCCCCAACAATCCATCGCCGATCAAGGTCGGCGTCGATCGCCATGCCATGCAGCAGGCGGTGGCCTGGGCGAAGGTCTTTCGATCGGACAAAGACCTTTCCATCAAGCTCGAGGCCGCGGATGGAGTCCTGACGGTGAGTGTCTTTTGTCCTGACCGCGGTCAGGCCGAGGAGAGTCTCCCGATCCTGATCGGGGCGGAATCAAAGATGCGCGTCGCTCTGAACTTCCGATGGCTCGAGCAGTTCGTCGCCCGGCCAGGAGGCGAGCATTTTGTCTTCGAGGATCCGGGTGACGCCGGAAAGGATCCGGATGGGTCAGTGACCGGCCCCATCGTCATCCGCGAAGAGGACGAGGAGTTTTTCGGGCTCATCATGCCGATGCGCATCAGCCACTGATCAATATGAGCAGCCTCCTGAAAATCAAGGTGACACCCCAAGGGTCGCTGACCCAACGCGAAGCCGCCGAATATGTCGGCGGCCTCGCTCCTCTCCGGATGCTCGAGGATCTCTGGGGTCTGCGCCCCTGGGACACGAACGCCACGAACCGACGCTACCGCGTCAGTGCGATCGAGGAGGCCATGAAACGCGCCGAGGCATCGACGCCTCAATCCACTGCTGCGGAATGAGAGCTTTCCCTCTGATAGCCGACGTAGTGGCGGAAGACGGTCTCGGCCTCTTCGCCCAACTCCTTCGCCAGCGTCGTCATCGGCGTGCCGGCGAGGGCGTGGAGGGTCGCCCACGTGTGCCGCATGGTGTGGAAGGACACCCACGGCAGACCCTGTGCGGCGACGTGCTCCTCGAGCGGCCGGCGCGCGTCGAATCGGTAGCGATTCTCCTGCTTTCCCCGGGTCTTGATTTTTCGACCAGGCAGCCTGTCGGGCCTGACGAGGTAGTCGTCGGGCTGCAGCAGGGGCAGCGGCACGGGAGCGGGGGCAGTCTCGCAACCGTGCCCGCGCTTCCTCGGCCGCATTGGAGCGGCGAGGTAGTCGGCGAGGAATGTAATCAGGCGCGGCGAGAGACGGATTGTGCGATGGCCGCGGGTGCTCTTTGCCGCGAAGGTGGGGGTGCGTCTCACCGTGAGCACGCCGGCCTCGAGGTCGATCCAATCACGCCGGGCCTGATCAATCTCACGGCGGCGCAGCCCAGCGAAGAAGCCGAGCATCATGACCAGGGAGAGATCCTGTCGATCAGCGGGCACGGTGGCGAGGAGCTGGTCGCGTTCCTGCTTCGAGCAGTATTTCTCGGATCGGGTCGGGAGGTCGCGGGGCATCTGGATACCAGAGATCGGATTAGCCTTGCAGAGACGCTCGCCGACGGCCCACGAGAAGAAGGCGCGCAGCCGGGCGAAGTAGGCGGCGATGGTCGCTGGGCTCAGATCGCGAGCCAGCCACGTGCGCTGGAGCTTTCGCATGTCCTCGTGGCCGTAGTCGGCCACCTCGCGATTGCCGAGCAGGTCGACGACAGCACCGAGGATGCGCTCGGTCTCGGCCGAGGAGGTCGGCCGGTGAATTTTATCTGCGCGCCTCTCGGCGATGAATCGCGCACCCTCCATGCGCAGGGATCCACGGCGGAAGGCGATGTGCGCATCGGCGAGGAGGGCGTAGTAGGCGTCGACGGCTTCGGCCTCGGCCTTCGTGCCCAGGGAGATGGGTTTCGGGCGGATGCCCTTGGCCTGGGGTGGCTGGTAATACCAGATCCCAGAGTCACCTTTGCGGTAGAGCCCCTTGAGTTTCATTCTGCTTCCCTTGGTAGCACTTTCCGGAAGCACTTTCAAGAAACCGATTCCCCAATCCTTGATATATCGGGCTTTTCAGAGGTCGCGGGTGCTACCGGGGAAGAGGCCGTTTTGCCCGGGCCTCCACCACCTCCGAGCCCAGTGTTTACTAGGCTCGGAGGTGGTCGGAACGACTGGATTCGAACCAGCGACCCCCACACCCCCAGGTTGGGGGGTGTGGACTACGTGATTTTGGTAGCAGATCTTGGTAGCAGAAATCGGCTCGGAAGGGGGGAGCGATGAAGGAGGCGGCTCGTTTTTCGGCTCCTGGATCCCCGCTCCACGGGAAGAAGATCCCGATGGACTGGCATCGATTGGATGTCCCGGCGCAGCGGCGCGCCCTCGTCAGCTACGGCTACGCCAAAAATTTTGAACAGGCCTGTCGGGTGATGGGCCTTCACGCGGCAGCGGTGGTGCGTCGCCGGCGTGAACGAATGGCATACGCGGCACAGCGCCGCCACCCGGAGGGAAATGACGAATGAACGAACGATTCGCTTTTACAGACCATGACAGCACTTTCGCGGGGCGGCGCGAGGTGGCGGACTCGAGGACTCCGCTCTCGACGCTACTGGAGGGCGAACCGGAGGAACGCGAGGCCTCGGCAGCGGTGGTGACACGCGCGGCCACGAGGATCGCGGAACGGGTCGCGGACGGGATGGCGACGATCACGGGAGTCGAAGTCGACGAGGAGATGCTGGCGGACTTTCTCCGTCGCGAGATCGACGGTGAGATCCACGAGGTGAGGGTGATCACGACGCGGGCTCTGCTGCGTTATTTTTGGGAGGGGGCGCGCAATCCATGGGATGCGCTGAAGAAGTTGCTGGCAGCGACGCGCTTGGTGGCGAGCCCGCTGATCCGCGGGGTGAGCCAGGCGCAGGTAGCGTGGATCCTCGGAGAGACGAGGGCAGCGACACGGGCACGGGAGGAACGCTTCGAGGATTACCTGAAGAGCTGGGGGGCGAAGAATCCGCACTTTGAAGGGGCTCAAAAGAGCGAGGCAGCCCGGGCGACTTACGCACGGGTGCAGAAGGGCAACCGGAACCGGGCGACGGGGGCGAAGCGAAAGAGCACGCCTTCGATGGGGCCGAGGTCGGGCAAGTGATGTTCACATAATCGAAATTCAAAAAAATCAAAAAGATGAGCAAGGAAACAACGATGCCGGAAAGCGGCGCAGATCTGACGCCCTACATTCGCCGGGTGGTCCGGACGGTGGCAGGGAAGGGTGGGACGAAGGTGGTCTCGAGACAGGTCATCCAGGCGGCCCTTGAAATGGGGGACTCGGCGGAGGAGGTGGCTCTGGCTCTCGAGGTCTTCGATGCGATGATCGATGCGGACATGATCCTGAAAGGGGTCTTGAACGCGACGCCGGAGGTGGTCGGGATGCTGAACGATCCAGGTCTGACGGGCGAGGACGAGACGGAGTCGGCCGGGCCGGTGCGGAGGACGCAACCGTCGGCGGAGGGGCGGCTGGTGACGGTGCCTCTGGGGCAGGTGGTGGTCTGTCCGCTGAATCCGCGGAAGCGGGTGGATCAGGTGTCGATCGAGGAGATGGCGGACTCGATTTTAGAGCACGACATCGTGCAGCCGCCGATCGCGCGGCCGGGCCTGTATGTGGACACGTGGGAGGTGGTCTTTGGTCAGCGTCGGCTGCTCGGAAAACGGCGGGCGGTGGAGAAGGCGCGGGAGCTGGGCCGGGCACCGATGCAGGAGGTGATCCAGCTGATCGTGCGCGAGATGGACGACCGGACGGCTCTGGAGGAGGCCTGGGTGGAGAATCTGCAAAAGGTGGACCTGCCGGCACGCGAGGAGGTGGAGGGCTTTCAGGCGATGCTGGGGCTGCGGGATGAAGAGGGCCAGCTGGTCTACTCGGTGACGTCGCTGGCGGCTCGACTGGGGAAGGCGAAGCAGTTTATCTCTCGGAGACTGCGGCTGCGTCATGCTCCGGACTCGATGTGGGCCTCATACGAGGCGGGGGCGATCGGGCTGCGCCAGATGGAGCTGGTGGGGCAGCTGCCGACGGAGGCGGCGCGGAAGAAGGCGGCGGATGAGGTGCTGCGGCCGAGCTTCCGGCCGACGGGGAATCCGCTGACGGTGCTGGAGACGGTGGCGATGCTGAAGGAGAAGTTCATGGTGTCGCTGCGCGGCTGTGGATGGGATCTGGAGGACGAGGGGCTGGTGCCGGCGAAGAGGGTGAAGGGGGAGCGGGTGTGGGGCGGCGGGTGCGCAGATTGCCCGATGCGGACGGGGTCGGACGAGGAGCTGCAGGATGTGCTGGCCACGGGCAAGGCGGGATCGCAGGGGGTGGATGGGTATTCGTGCCTGATGCCGTCGTGCTTCGAGGAGAAGCGGGAGGCTCTGTGGGGTCGGACGCAGCGCGAGGCGTCGGAGGCGGGCTCGAGGGTGCTCTCGCCGGAGGAGGCGAAGCGGACGTTCTATGCCTGGGGCGCGGGCGGCCCGGCTCCGGCGAGTGGCCTGGTCTCTCTCTCGGGGCATCCCGGCTTTTCGGAGACCGGGCATCATGCGTCTGAGGATATGATGCCGACCTGGGGCGAGATGATCGGCAAGGTGGCTCCGGCGGATGTGGTGGTGGGCCGCAATGAGACGACGGGGGAGATCCATCGGATGCTGAAGCGGGAAAGGGCGATCGCTCTGGCGGAAGGGGCGATGGGTAAGTCGGGGAAGGACTCGCCTTTTTCGAATCGCCCGGGGCTCAGGAAGGAGGAGGCGTCGATGGAGGTGACTGAAGAGGGTCTGGAGGAGGATGCGACAGGGTCAGATGATACGCCGTGGCAACGGATGGCGAAGGAGAACGCGAAGATGGCGGAAGCGGTCTCGAGGGAGCTGCGGCGGATGGTGACGCTGGAGCGTGCGCCGTCGGACGAGGTGATGGTGGAGCTGATCGCGGGAGGACTGTTTGAGGCGGTGGACTATGGCGACTCGTTTTTGAGGCTGCTGGAGGCTGCGGGGATCCCGGAATTCACGGGGGAGCGCGGTGCGGAGGGTGAGCGGGTGAGGGAGTATCTGGATGAGGTGGTGAAGCCGCAACTGGCGCGGGCTCCTCTGGCGTGGGCTGCGCTGGCTCTGCTGGAGACCTATGAGCAGGTGGTGCGGTATTCGTCGGTGCCGGAATCGGAGAGTCTCTTGCAGGCTCTGGGGCTGGATCGGGAAACGATTCTCGCGGAGGACGGCGAAGCCTGACACCTGATGATCACTTTAATCGAACGTGCCCGCCGCTATGTGGCGGTGATGCCCGCGGCTGTCTCTGGCTCGAACGGCCACAATGCGACCTACGCGGTGGCGTGCGCCCTGGTGAAGGGATTCGGGCTGTCGGTGGAGGAGGCGCGGCCGATCTTGGAGGAATTCAATGGGCGATGCTCGCCGCCCTGGTCGGCTCGTGAGCTGGAGCACAAGCTGGCTCAGGCGGATAAAACGGCCGACACGGAGCCGAGGGGCTATCTGATCGGGTCAGGGCCGACGGAGCGGGGCTCGAGCGAGTCGCTGCCGATGTCGTCGGCGAGGCCGGTGGTGGCAGTGCCGAAGGCGGTCTTTGATCCGGAGCGGCTGCGGGCATTCGCAGGGCACTGGGCAGGGGAGGTGGATCTGGCGTGGCTGGCAAACCGGAGTGTGGTGGATCCGGCGGAGGTGTCGAGTGAGATGTTCCTCGACGCGCTCTATCGATCGAATGAGAGGGTGCTGATCTTCCACGAGGTGGATAAGCGGGGGAATCCATGGACGCAAGGGGAGGCGCTTTTTCCGCGGGAGCCGGTGCCGGCGGAGGGGAAGCTGGGGGTGTGGTTTTTGGCTCAGCCGGTGGACGGTGAGTATCATCCGAATCCGCGGACGGGAAAGACCTCGAGGCGGTCGGAGGAGGCGGTGGTGCGATGGCCTTTCCTGGTGCTGGAGTCGGACGATGCGCCGGTGCGGGAATGGCTGGGGGCTCTGGCGAGGCTGCCTCTGCGGATCGCGGCGATCTACTCGAGCGGCGGCCGTAGTGTCCATGCGCTGGTGCGGGTGGATGCGGTGACGAAGGGGCAGTGGGATGATCTCGTCCGGCGGCAGATGGCACCAGGGCTGAAGTTTTTGGTGTTGAACGGGGCAGACCCGGGGGTGTTCTCAGCGGTGCGTTTGACGCGACTGCCGGGTGCGATGCGCCTGGGGAAGATGCGGAAGGATGGCGGCTACGAGCGCCTGGAGGTGCCGCAACAGCAGAAGCTGCTCTATCTGAATCCGGACCCGCCGGTGAAGCCGCTGGTGGAGGTGCCACCTCGCCGCGATGTGGTGGACTACTGGGTGGAGGAGGCGGCGAAGGGGAGGCCGGAGACGGAGGCGGCTTTGAACTTTTATGCGCCGGTGAGTGAGCGGATCCGTCAGGCTCGGGCTGCACTGCGGGAGGGATCGCGATGAGCGATGAACTGGACGCGCAACGCACGCAGGAGCAGATCGAGGCTCTGAACCGACTCGCTCGCCAGGAGGCGGGGGCTCTGGTCGATGACGTGGTGCCGACGCTGGCGGTGGTGCCGAAGGAAGGGCCGGCGACGGTGCCGAAGATCGTGCTGCCTGGCGATGGCAGGACGGTGACGGCTTTCGCCCAGGAGGCGGGTCAGGTCTGCCGGATGAATGGGGTCTATCGCCGCGATTCGATGGCGGTGGTGGTGAACCGGGAGACGGGAGGGATCGAGTCTCTCTCGGCGTCGAAATTCTGCACGGAGATCGAGGAGGTGGCGATCACGTGTATCCAGAAGACGATCCAAATGGACGGGAATCAGATCACGATCGAGCGGCCGCGCACGATGACGAAGGCGGTGGCTGAGATGACGCTGGCGGCGGATGCTTTTGTCTACAAGCTCCGGAAGCTGGAGCGGGTCAATATGGTGCGCCAGCCGATCATGCGGAAGGATAACCGGATCGATCTGCTGCCGATCGGTTTTGATGAAGAAAGTGGGATCCTGACGATGCCGAACGAGGTGGAGATCACGCCACGGGAGCAGCTGATGGCTCTGGACGCGGCGAACAGGAAGTCGGCCCTGGCAGGATGCGCGGCGGTGATCCGCAGTGCGCTGAAGGAATTCCCTCTGGTCTCGGAGCTGGACATCGCGGTGCAGGTCGCGGCGATGCTGGGCTTTTATGGGTCGCTGCTGCTGCCGCATGAGAAGCAGCGGCTGAACTTCGTCTACAAGGCGAACAAGCACCGATCAGGGAAGACGCTACTGATCAAGCTCTCGGTGGTGCCGGTGATGGGGAAGGCGATCGTGCAGCCATTCCCCCGGGATGTGACGCGGCTGGATGACCTTCTGAACTCGACGGTGCTGGGGGCGAAGAGCTACCTGGTGCTGGATGACATCGTGGGCTTCCTGCGTTGTGAGGCCTTGAATGCTTTTCTCACAGCAGCCTGGTGGGGCGGTCGACTGATGCACACGCAGCGGCTCTTCGAGGGCAAGCAGCAGGCGACGCTTTTCCTCTCAGGGCATGAGCTGACTTTGAGTCCGGATCTGGCGGGTCGCTTCCTCGAGTGCCGTCTGCACGTGGAGACGGCCGACTCGACTGAGGCCCGGGTGAAGCGACCGATCGACGATGAGTATCTCTCGCGGAAGGATGTGCGCTCGGAGCTGCTCAGTGCGCTGCACACGATCATCGTGCTGTGGGATCTCGAGGGGCGACCGAAGGGGCCGACGGTGCGGCCAGGCTTCGAGGAGTGGTCGCAGATCTATGGCGGGCTGGTGACGTTCGCAGGCTTTGCCGATCCGTGTGCAAAAAGGCCAGATGACGAGGGCACAGATCCAGAGTTCGACGACATGCTCGCCCTGGTGAAGGAGCTGGTGGCTGAGTTCGAACCGGGTGATCGCCTCATGGAGTTTACGTTCGCGCAGCTGATCGAGCACTGTGTCGAGCTGAAGGCTTTCTCCTGGGCAGTCGAGGGCCAGTGGAAGACGGACAAGGACACGAACGAGCGGTGGTATGCCATGTCGAAGAAGAGCGAGAGCAAGATGGGCTGGCTCTTCGGCAACAAGTATGGCGACACGGTCTTCTCGCTCGGTGATGGCCGGCGGGTCCGCTTTGGTCGTCAGGGGAAGAACCGTCAAAGGCGGTATACGGTGGCTTTGGTCTGAGCTGCTCGGTCGAAGGTCATTCGACTAACCTGTGCATAGGTGCCTCTCGGTGAGGCAGACCTGTGCGCAGGTTGATTGCGTTTCACCTCTGTTTCGGGGTGTTTCATGGTCTCATCGTGCCGATCCTCCTCCTCCCCCTCCTTGGAATGATGTTTAAGAGCCCGACCTATGCAGACCTATGCAAGACCTGTGCACCAATGGGGCGGCGTCTAGGCCTTATGGATCAAGGGTTTGGACCTCCCAGTGTTACACCATGCATAGGTAGACATAGGTCTTAGGACTTTTTGCCGAAAAAAGTAGAGAGCGGAGCGCAGAGTTTTCTGAAGACCTATGCTGACTTGCGTAAGGGACACCCAAGCAGTCGGGAGCCCCCCCTACAAGGAATCTCTTGCGCGGATGTCCCCCGGGAGCGGGTAAGCGTCT